GTCAAATAAAGAATAAACCAAATCGTGGAAGAAGTCGGTGCTAGACTGATCCGTATTCATCTCCACTTCAAACAATCGTTGAAGCGCCGAATTATATTGAACCTCTTGGTTCTGCTTATCGGCAGCTAATTTGACGTGTTGAAATTTAACCATAGATGCATCCATCGCAATTCGGTTAAAGATCATAGATGAAATTGACGATCTGGCATATGATCTTGACGGAATAGCATTATTTGGATTTAATGCTCTTGGCTCCGTTGTAAGTTGATATTGAGTTTGTGTTTCTACCAATGATGGTTTGTTGGTATCGTTGGTAAACATTGACCAGGCATGTTGTAGTCCATCAGTAAAAATACTCATATACTCATACTGGCCTTTCTATACGAATAAATCAAGGTTACGTTTATATGCAACCCAGGCATCTATTAATGCCGCAACGTTATCGATCTTTTCATCGGCACGTTTTTTAGACAATTTATAGTTACCATTGTTATCTTGGATAGCGACGGCATTACCCATCGCAAACTTCATTAGTTCTTCATCAAATATGAGAAGACGTTCCATAGCCAAGTTTTTCAACTCACCCATTGGAACCGATTCGGTTTTGGCACCTTGAATAACCTTCTCAACACCAAATTCACCGTTATCTCTGGTCCATCTTTCTACAAATTCTCGAGCATTATATGGGTCAAACCCAAATGCATACACGATGTACTTGTGTGAATAGATCATTTCAGTCAGGTCATCATACACTTTATTCAAGTCTAAGACAACACCATCCATTACAATTAACGTTCCTTCAGCAATCAGTTCATCATAACGATTACGCATCGCTGAAGTTAGTTTCTTGAGTTTTGATTCGCAGACATAAGATCTAGTTTTTATACCAAATCGTCCACGACCAAGTGGAAATAGAAATGTGAACGCACAGAAGTCATCCCCTTGTGAAAGGTCAGCACCCATTGCGCATTCAAGACCATCGAAGTTTTGGGGTCTATGTGGAATTGTTTCTTCATACACAAAGAAATAAGTATAACCTTCAACTGGGATACCAAAACGTTTAGCTAAAGTATCAGCTCTTGTTGCAGGTTGATTTTCGGCACGCTCTACTTCATTTCTGTATGTTTCATAAGACACTGTAGCACCCAAATTAGGATTAGCTTTCAACCACATATCAGGATATGCAACTTCACGAACGTCATCTAATCGGTAATACCATATAGACACGTGGGGGTTGAAATATCGTCCTTCTAAAATGTCCACCAATTCCATCTTGATAGTATCCCCTACCCCGTCACGAGCTGTACCTTCTGAAGAAGTAGCTATGATAAGATAGTTCTCGTTCTTTGAAGCCCCTTGTTCAATGGCTCCAATTACATCCTCTCGGACTTCACCAGATAACCATTCATCGACAGAGGCATATTTACAACGAAGACCTTGAAGTTTGTCAATAGACATCGGTCGGATCTCCAATAGACTATTCGTTGCGAAATTCTCTACACCCTTTTTAGTGGATGCCAAGAGCTGCTTCTGGGTTAAATTCCCAGTCATTTTAGAACCCTGTACCATGTAGCGAATTAAAGGACCTTTTGCACGGCTAAGAGCCGTTCGGAATGGACCCATAATTTCTTCAGCTTGCTTCATGGTAGGAGCAGCGACAATCTGGTGGGTTGTAGAAGTATCAATCAACAACATGTAAGCTTGCATGTATGTTGAATACAATGATTTAGCGGCACCACGTCCTACTATTAAGTATTGTTTCGTGGTAAGTCGCTTGAATTTTGATTTTGTTTCCCATTTACCGAGCTTAGGATTGTATACCTTATCTTCGGAAATGTAGAACCAAGCGAGGGCGCATTCAGCCCATAATTTAAAGGACGGTAGAAGAGTAACATCACTACCATCTGTCAGAGTCATCTCATTTTCGCAAAATCTAACAAAGCCCTCAATCGCTTGATTATCATAGTAATAATCCGGTGACTCAATCAAGAAGTCGATTCGGTTCATTTCCAGTGACACCATCCGATTGACCGGAATTTCACCTCTAAGAACTTGCTCCTTAAACTTCATATACTCTTCCGGATATGCTTTATTCGATAATACCAAAATGTTTATCTCCTATTTGAAAATTTTCACAGTTTCATTAAACGCATGTCCAGTGTCTCTACCTAATGTGGCGAGATTCTTAGTCAACTGCGAGTAATTTTTCGGATTCTTTGTTAGCAAATCTTTAGTGATTGTCTGAACAGCAGTATCTCTGATAAGTTTACCAGTTTCTCTACCGAATGAACCAAATGATTTTTGGCCACCAGGATTAGACAATCGATTTGATCGTTGAACCTGTTCTGCGAAATCGTTCTCCAAGCGCAATCGATTAGTTGCTTCTCTCAAGTCATGAGACGTCATCATATGTCTACTATGATACTTCTTATTCCAAGCAGCTCCTGCTTTACGACTTGCTTTTTTCAACTGACGCATCTTTGAACGCTCTGATCGATTCTTACGGAATCCCCATCGCATTCCTTTGATGCCGAAGTGCTCGATGATATCATCGCTTTCGTTTTCTTTAATCGCGTGGAGTAGTTCTGGATTCATTAAGTCTTTCTGGATCATTAAACTTCTCCTTTTGAATGATTATACGATGCGCTGTGGATTGAAGAGATTTCTCTAAAGAAGTTAACACACTCCCTGCTGGAGGATCAAACTTGAGACGAATATTAATATAAATGAATTGTTTAACCAATCTCAAAAGATTTTGATCATCAATGTCTAGCAAACCTTTCCATTCTGCATCAGTATTCATAACAAAACTGTTGTTTACGAATGTCAGTTGTGATAGTTCACCAATGATACCATCCAATTCCATAATTAATCTTGAATCAAATCCTGTATCTTCTTCTGAAGCGAAATCTAACGTTGTCTTAACATCGTTAAGAATTGACATATATCCACCTCACCATAGTTTAGTGTCTCCAGGGCATCTTTCTATAAACACAAGAGATGGTTCACTTGTTTGACCGTAATGAATGATGTTGTGAGTTCCATATGATGTTGTAATCAGTAGGTCTGGATTGAGAATAATTTCTTCTCTCCATTGTAATATATCATCCTCAATGAGAGGTATCATATGATGTACTAAAGGCGGACCTTCTATTTCTACACCAGGAACGCCCAAGTCGTAACCCATATCACGAGCTATAACTTCTTCACGTAAATCTCTCCACATCCTAGACTTGTAAAATTTATTTGAAATTTCTCGAGGCGATTGATAGCCTCGATTAGCTAATGATAGAAAGTTTAATCTATCACCAAAATCTTTAAATTCTAAAAGTTTGGAATACCGGAGATCTCTAAGGATGGAACGTTGTTCGTCAAGTTGAAGTATCATATCGTTTCCGATGGAGCATAACCACGAATGGCACGAATAACTTCTTCGCTATCTCCTTTACCTTTCACTTCACTGTTCAACAATTCAATCTTAGAATCATTCAATGTTTTCTTGGATCTTAGATTTTCCAACTGGAGTTCGTTTTCAATTGTACCGTATCGAAGTAATGCATTCAAAGTACTTGGTGCAATAGTTCCATCGGCCAGTTGTTTTTCTGCCAAGTCGAAAGCTTTCTTTGTAAGTTTTTGCATTCGACCATCTGGCGTTAGTGCTTGTCGAGGTATTACCTCATTATTTCTTCTCCGGCTCATATAGTGATACCTCCGGAGTAGAAGTTAAATCCTGAAGTCGGCGTAATTCTTGAACTGAGTGTTCAATATAATCTTCAGCTTGTTCCGCTGTTAATTTTACACCAGTCTCTTGAGCGAAGCTTAAAAGTTTGTTCATAGCTTCACGTTTCTTTTCATCATTCGGAATCAGTACTGAATCTAGTGATGATACAATGATCATTGCACGGTCTGCCAATGTCTGAATTGATTTGTTGTGAGTAACTGCTCCTAGGAGCTTCACAAGATTTACTACAACAGGCGCAACAATGATTAACACCGTAACAATATCAATAATTTTGTCAATGCTCATTCTTTAGATCCCTTTCTTTTAATTCTTCAACGTAGTCGTTTACGATTCTTGTAACATAAGAGTTGTATCCTTTTTCAGCATACTCTCCGTAAAGAGTTAAGACCTCATTCTTAGATAATCGACCAGATTGAATACCAGTGATAATCTGTAAACGAAGAAAGTCTCGCTCTTGGTTCCTCTGCATCTCTTGGAAACTCGTAGTTAAAGCATTGAGTGTGTTTTTAATACCCTCAATCTCTTCATTCTGTTTCTTCTCCAAGTTGGTCCACAACTTCTTGAAGACTTTAACACCGAAACCGATGATGGAGGCGCCTACACCAATGTAAACACCTATCTGTGAAAGAACTTCAGGAGATATTAACCACATTAGCAACGCTTTGAGGTGCATATACACATCATCGGGCATAGTTAGTTCTCCTTTCAAGTGACATCGACCGCAGTTTAAAAGACCTAAATTGGACTTTTAAACCCCTCCGGAGAAATTTCAGAG